GGAGCCTCCCATGGCCAGAGTTGCAAGTACCTCAGACGGCAATGCAATCGGCCCTTTCCGACCTGTGGTTTTCATAGCTACCTCGCTTGCTACTCGGGGGTTTTGAAAATTAAAACGAGAAGCAGGTGTGCTGCTCGCCTGTGAACGCTTGGCATTGAGCTTTCCAACAAGCTGCTCAACTCCAAGAACTCCGTCAATCATTTTCAACTCTGCCGCTTTCACCTCGTCGAACACCTTTCCAGAAGCGATATTCTGGTTGACCCAGCTCGCTTCCAGAGCGCGGCCTTCGGCAATGGTGTTCACGAACTTGGTGTGCTCCGCCTTGAGTTCGTCTTCGATCTCTTCGCGAGCCTTGTCGCTCTGCTTCTCGAAGGGGTTGTTCAGTGCCTTGTAAGGGGCGGAGCGGTGCACATGCTTCGTGATGCCCGCACTTTTGAGCATCTCCGTGAACTCGGTGGTCACAGCCAGAACGCCGATGGAGCCGATATGGGCTCCCTCGTCCGCGTAGACTTTGTGACAGCCCGCTGACAGGTAGTATCCCGCACTGCACATGGAGCCTGCTGTGTGGGCGTATACCGGCTTGACCCCCTTGCTGACAGCCCGCACGAACTTGGACAGGGCGCGCAGACCGTCCACCGGCCCCCCGGGCGTGTCCATGTGCAGGACAATGTCTTTCACTTCCGGGTTGGAAGCCAGCTCGGAGACCGCAGCCTTGATGCCCGCGTATGAGGGGATGCCGAGAAGACGGGAAAACCAGCTTTCTTCCGTGGTCATGCCCCCACGGAACGACACAATGCCGGTGGTGCCTACAACTTGCACCGTCTCCACCGCTTCAAGTTCGTTGTCATCGTCGTCATCGCTCATGGCCCGACGCTCTCCGACGACCTCCAACAACTTCTGATTGGCCTTGAAAAGACCCATCAGGTTGTCGAACCCCTCCATTGTTCCCGCCCACTTGGTGATCATTGACTGCGGCCTCCGCCTTTTCTGGGTAGGTCTGCACTGGGTTGAAGAACTTTGCCCATTGCTGAATCCGAACTGTTGGGGTCGTAGTCGGAGCGTACGGTTGCATCCCGGAAGAACGTGCCACTGAGCGGGACGTAGTTCTCTGGAAGCGGCCCCAAGTCCAGCTCCCATGCAGCTTCTTCGTCCGAGATCATACCAAGACTGAGCAAGTCGAGCACTCGGTCTTGCTCCATCACCCGGAAAGCCTCCAGCTCGCTCTCGGGCCGAAGGTCGATTTTCTTGAACAGGAAGTTGCAGTAGACGTCCAGCCCGAACAGCCGACATGCGAGTGTCAAAGCGCGGGACAGTACCTGTTCGACCGGAGCCTGAATCGCCTTTGCCGTCTTGGCAAAGATCAGAGACTCCACATTGCCCAGCGCCTGAGAACCACTCTCCAGTCGCAGGCCGATCGCTGTCGGCGGAGTCTTCATCGCAGTGGCGTACAGGCCAGAGAGCGTGGTCAACAGAGGGTTGTAGTCCAGCTTGCTGCCCAGCCCGGATTGCAAGTTTTCCGCCGTCACTGTGTTGAAGGTAACCAGTGCATCCTCGGGAGCCAAGCTCTGAACCGAAGTCACAATGTCATCGCGGATGCCTTCGAGATAGGTGCGCAGTTTGTCCGCGTCCTCCTTCACGTCCTTGGGGGCGGCTTGCAGAATCTTGTCGATGTCAATCGAGATGTTGGTGCGCGTGTGCCCGTTCTGGCGAATGGCCCGACGAATGTCGTCCAAGAACTCCTCGAAGAACACCAGCAGCTTCAGGCACGATTCCATCATGGAGCGGGCCTGAACCAGCCCGGGGTCAGGCTGGGCGAAGGCTGTGAAGAACGTGGGTATGTCCAGATTCTGCGGGTCGTTCTGGCCGGCAATGCGCTGAGTCGGGTACTTGCCGCCCTTGCCGTCAGACACCCATTCAATGGTCTCAAGTCCGACCGCCATGAAGGTATCGGGAAGGCGGGCCTTGTTCAGCACCATCTCCATCGCGCAGCCGCCCGTGAGAACGGCTTCACGCAACAGCACCTGCTTGATCGTCTCGGAGCCGGCCTTGCTGGCATGCCCTTCCGTGTAGTCGAAGGTAGTGTCCAGTGCCGCCAAGATAGACTGGCATAGCAGCCACCCGTCGTAGGAGAACCGGTTGGTACTGGCATCCGCCACCCACACCCGGAACCCCGAATTCGCAATCTGCACCAAGCTGTTCACCGCAGACGAGATCGGCCCTTCAAGTCGGGCCAACTCTCGCATCAGCTGAGTGGTATTGGACGCGGTACGGTAAGAGTTTGCGCTGCGGTTGATTACGTCGTAGAGGGACGTCTGACGCAGCGTGGTCCCAGCCGACGAGCTGTCAGTGGGACGCACCCGTGACTTGGCTCCCTGTGCCAGATTCTTTGGCAGTTTCAGCTGGGGGGTTTTGGGGGAGCGTGCCATCGAAACAGGGAGCCTTTGTCTCTACGGCCTATCAGTGCGTAAGTAGGCTTGGCGGAAGATGGGCGCAACTATACCTGCGGAAAGAACCGGGCTGCAAGCTGTTCAGCCCAGAGCCCTGCGGAAAAGTCTGGCCATGATCGTGTCTTCCGGCTCCGCCGCCTTGCCGATCTGCACACCCCGAACCGAGGACGGCGCATACAAGAGATGGGTCTTGGTAAACATCCCGGCTCGCTCTGCCGCCGCCATCAGATAGACGCCGGCATGGAAGTAGTGGTCATTGCCAGACGCCTTGACCCACTTGAACCCTTGCTCGTCCGGGTTCTCCGACTCCATGTCCTTCATGCGCTTCATGTTGGGGAGCTGGGCTCGAACCACTGCCATCTCTTCCGGCTGGTAGCGGGGCCACACCACCTTGCCCATGTTCACCGCATCCGTCCAAACCTGACACGCCTTGCTGCGGTTGAGCAGAACGAAATTCTCGCGTTCGTTCACGCTCCAGTAGTTGTAGTTCTTGTCCCCCGACTCCGTGTAGTACGCCGGATAGAACATCCCATCCCCCTTGAACGACTCGAACACACCGCGAGACAAATTCAAGTCCGGCATGGCGTCGATCACGCCGTTCGTGACCCCGTGCTCCTCCGCCACCCTCAAAATCTGCTCACGCAAATCCCCGTCAGCCAAGTAGAGCCGACCAACCGCGCGCACCACCAGCTTGTTGTCCACCTTCTGGCCAACCATGTAGTGACAGGTTTTGCCAACGTCCACCCCCATCTGCATGCCGTAGGCCGAAGTGTCCTCGGCACGCAAAATCGTGTTGGCCTCCACATTCCCCGGAATGACCTGTGCCTCCGCCGACAGGTAGTCCTCGCCCAAGGCGAAGTTGTAGTAGTCCTGCCGCAGTTTATACTTTGTAATTTTCTTCAGAACTGTAGACGTCGGGTTGTACTTGAACAGGTCGAACGGGCGCACGTCATAGCCTGCCACCTCCCGGCCCGGGTGCTGCTCCACCCACCGCCTGCTCTTCGGGTCCGCCAATGCCTTGTCCAGCGGCCCATCACACTGCGGGCACGCGATGTAGGCATAGCCCAGCTCCGCCTGCAAATCCTCGACCGAATCCGCTTCAAACTCCGCGAACGGACGGTCAAACCCCGGGATTCGCACGTGTTCACTGAACACGGGAGCGACTTCCGCGAAACAGTGAGGGCACTTCACCATGTACCGGGCCCACGTGGACTTCTTGATCTCCCTGCTGACCCCAAAATCAGGGAGCGTGGGGGTCGAAAACCGACTGTTCACGCCCCCGTTTTCAGCATGGCCGAGGCGGGATTCGTAGGCCGTGACCACGCTGGGATCACAGAAGTTGTACTCGTCGGTGACAATCGCCTCGGCAGGAACCGAAATCACCTGCCCCATGTTCGACGCACCGCCAAAATGAATGAAGGAGCTGCCAATTTGCTTCAGCTTGGCAGCGTCAACACCTGCATTCACCTTGTCCCGGAGCTTCGGGCTCTCCTTGATTACCGGATCGACCCGGGATTTCGAGAAGCTGGCCGCGAAGATGGCGGACGGTAGCACGTAAATGAGGTGCTTTCCGCGAGTGAGCGCCGCATAGCCAAGCGCCTTTTGCACGCTGATTTGTGAAAGCCCGACCTGAGCGACTTTCTTGCAAACCATCGACCGCGTCTCATCAGCGATCTGAATCTGAAATTCATGGTCGCGAAAGGAGAACGGCTGCCCATTGAGCAAGATGTTCTCTTGCATCCAAGTAGACATCTGGCCGAACATCGAACGCTTCTTGACGCCGATGGTTACACGGGTCAGGAAGTCCGCCTTCATGGTCGCTGCGGTCACGACACGCTCCTAAAGAATTTGTATGCGTATTCACAAGGGGGCATCACGCCGCTTCGTCCCACAGCTTGACCTTCAGTTCCTTGAGGAAGCGCTCCTTGAGAGCCTCATCCCCAAGCTCGTCACACGCCGCGATCACCGCCGCCTCGATCTTCGCCAACTGCCGCTCCGCGTCCAGCCGTTCCTGCATGGACGCGATCAGCTTGATCATGTCCTTGCTCGCGTTGAACACATCACGAAGCTCCTTGGTGTCCGTGGACGAGATCGTGGC